CCACCTAGTTTTTTATAAAGCATTACTAGAGTAGCTGCAATAGAATCATCGTTCCAACCTTGCTTATATCCGTAGGTGTGAATACCCCAACGTAAGTGAGCTCCTTGAACGCTTTGATGGAATCCGTGTAGGCCAGCAAAGTATCCTTGTAGTATACCTGCTAGTTCATGAAGAAATTGATCTGTAATAGGTATCTTTGCAGCATCAAAGGCTCTATAGATGTCATTGATCATAAACCACAATGAACCATCAATAGGATCGTAGTGAAAATAGGTGTTATGAAATCTACATGCTAGCTCAAGAACTTCGTCTGGTAAATTCAGAGCTTGCATATGAGTAAATGTACCAGGCTTACCTACAAATGGTCCTTCGTCGTCAATGGGATAACAATGATATTTTTCGCAAATTTCTTGCTTTCGTAATGCCTCTTGATCATCATCGTCATCACTATCATCAATACGCACACTCATAACTTTGGTGCGATGTTCATAATATGGGCTAATTTTCTTTTTGCCTTTACCATTAATAAGTGCAAAGGCTTTACGAGCGAATGATTTAGAACTGGTTTCAATATAAAGTACAGGTACTTCAATTTCGCGCCAATCTGTTTCCATTGCAAACAATCCTGCATCGACTAATGCCGCTGTTACTGTCGCCGTATGTTGGCCATCTACCGCATGATATTCCTCCTTGCCTGGAGTTTTAACGCAGAATACTACTTGTAACAAACTAGGATTAAAGATACCAGGCATTGCAATTTTTTTACAATGTTTTGGATCAAGAGCACGTTGGATATCTTCGTCAATAATAAGCATACCAAGCTTGACCATTTTAACTAACGGACGCAAGTTTGGATCAAGAATAACACCCTCGTCATAATATTTTTGTACAAGACGCTGCCAATCTTTATAGGATTGTAATTCTTTAAGACGAAACTCCAGTGAGACCACTTTGGCCATGGTGTTTTTGAGCGGATTACGTTGATCCAAAATGTTAGGCTTACGAACAACGTCTTGATAAACAGGTAGTGCCATAATTGATCCTTAAAGTTAAAAACAGAATTAAAGTATATTATAATTCAATCAATTTGTCAACTTTGGTTCAATTCTAAATTGTCCAAATATTGTTGTAAATTGTTGGCATGCAATTTTAGCAACACCGTTTCCTCTTCGCCCAACAACATAATATGATCCATTTTGTTAATGTAATACGGGCATGTCATTAATCGGCCCAATTGCACAAGAGTTCTATTTCGTAGTGGTTCGGGTAAGTTACATTCGTAGACAGGAATTTTTGTAAATTTGTTAATAAACTGTATTGCAGTTTTGGATAATCTAAGATTTTTTGAATCGGTATGATTCCACCACCATTGACGTTCTACACCTGCTGTGACTACGTCTGGACCAACTTGGTTTTTTAGAAATTGTGTCCACTCAGCTTGATTCATTTGGCAAGTATGGTAGAATAGCTTGATAATATTCAGGAAATACTTCAGCAAACGATTGTGATCTAATTTGATCCAGTACTTGTACTTCTTGCCAAAATTTAGGCCACCAAATATCACATCCTGGTATTACGTGAGTTAATAAACCCACTAAATTTTGGCAATGCTCATTTGTGGCAAGCCTATCTGCCAATAATTTTTTAATTTCCAATGGCAGATGACGCATATCATATTGTTCGGGACCATAAACAACGTTAACTGTCACAGGAATTTTAAATTTTGATAATTCAGTGGTAATTTGGTCAGCATACCAAATGTTATATATACTAACCGTGAAACAAATATTGACTAATATATTAGAATATCGATGACTTAAATCAATATATTTTTTTAAATTGATATATAGCTGATCAACGTCCACTTTGTGTCTGATATATTTTAACTGTTCTGGTATATGTGAATCAATACTTACGGAAATTTGTACTTGTTTAAACTTGTGCAATAAATCGGCATATTCCTGATTCCATATTGTTCCGTTGGTATGAAACTGTATTTTTGTATTAGATACGTCGGCTTGTAGTAGCTCATCCCACATTGCAGGAGCGAGCATTGGCTCCCCACCATATACATCCAAGAATACCAAGCCCGGAATCCATTTCCTAAATGTATCCCACATGGCCAAATTTTGTTTTCCAAGACCTAACCGTATACTTTCAAATTGTCCTGTATAATCCTTTAAAGAACCGTCAAAATTTTTTAATTCTGTGTCTAATTTATAAAAATCTTGATATAATGTTGTGCTGGTACTTGGTTGGCACGTTCTACAGCCCATGTTACAAGCATTGGTTGGTTTAAGAATGAATATTCTAGGTTGGTCTGTTAATGGTTCTAATGTTTCTAAAATTTCGTTGAATATTTGACGTGTAGATTTAATCCCAGCATCTTCGTCGTTCCAACAGGCCTGACAACTAGGAATTCTTTTACCGTGATCCAATCCGGCAGTTACTAGTCTGCGTGTGGGACTACGCCACATACGTTCAAGTCCGACTTCATGTAAATATAACTTGTTTCTTTTACCATCCTCGAAGCTTTGTGTGTTTTTATTACAAACACAAACATCCCCTTCGTTTTGTACTGCTAAAGAAACGTGTGATAATTTACAGTATGTCTGCGATCTTTTAATATTCATCAAGGGCGATAAATAGTTTCACCTTGTTTCATTAGGACCACGGTGAATTTGTCAGTTTTAAAAAGTGTGTTAAGTTTTTTGCAAAGATTAATAGCATGCCCAGAATTGCTAAAGCTTACTTTTTTGTATTTTGGGCCTGGATATGCAACTAACATATTAGAACTTTTGAGATTAATGGGTTTGTTGTCATAGAACACCGCCCAAATGCCTTCACTGCTAAGAACTTGGTCACTTTTATAGTTAGATTTATTTACATGTTCTAACAGTATAGTTGGTTTGGGTCTTGACATCGCGTAGTTTCCTTGAACTATGTATTTATGCTTTTAACTGGGCAGTTTAAGTTAAAAACTGCCTCCGTCAAAGCTCACGGCTGTTGTTTGAGCCGATTCGGGTTGAATTTGCAGTTCTGCTATATTTGCTAGCAAATTAAAAATATCCGCATGTAAATTTCTAGCTTCGTCTGCCGATAAAGCCAATTGCTTGCTTCCAGTTTGATTCATCACTTTAACTCGCTCGTTAAAATTTTTAATTGCTAAACTCAATTTTTGCATTGCAGTTTCCTTAAATGGTCTTGCATATCTTTTTGTGTTTTAAAAGGACCAATAAACGCATATCTAGCTAAAGTAATATTTTTTGGACAATAATGTTCGGTCCAGGCATGATTCAAATTAATTAGGTAATACCCTGCACAGAACAAACTTTTACTTTTTGCGGTTTTACTATATATTGGCAACCGTCTTTGCACATCCCAGACTTGATTGAATGATTTGCCTGTAATCGGATAACCATACACTAATTTTGAATTTTCTTTCTTTACTTTTTCTGCACTGCCAAATTTAATATTGTATTTTTGTTTTAAGTTTTTAACGCTAGGAAAGTATTCTCTTTGCTCATGATGAACATAGGCATATCCCCCATCTTCTCGAGCTTGAATGGTGGCAATTTTGTTGCCAGAATCTTCGACCACCCAAAACTTATTTTTTATAACCGGTTTTGCAATTAATACACTCATACTTTTGCCAATGTGTGATGTGTTACAATTTTACCTAGTTCTTGCCCAAGATCCTGAGTATCACCGATTACATACATATCGTCATCGTTCCCGTATCCTTGAGATACTCGTACTACATATCCGCCGTAAGCAGTGTGTACGTCAAACGATATTTTTTTATTAGGTAATTTTTTACCGTCTATCGCATATCCGCCTATATCAATTTGTGATATTTGCCCTATACTTACTGCACCTGCCGACGATCCTGCCATAGTAGAATAATTGCTCATAGCTTCATTTGCTCCAACATAATTGCCTGTGCCACTTGTTTGGCAAAGTCTTGGTCCTCGTGAATCATATATAACGTACCGTCGGTACGATCAGTTTTAGGATTGTATACACGAGATTCAAGAATATGACCGCCCACTGCGTTGTATAAACAAAAGTTCATACCGTTCATTGCAGGTGCAGTTCTATCTCTTTCTATTACTGTGGCTCGTTCTAAATGAATATCTTCTTCATTAAGCCAATGGCGTAATTTTCTTTTTAACCATCTCATTGCTTTTCTTCCTCCATGCATAATACTTTCATTATTTCAAACTTGTCGTGCAAATCTTTTAATCCAGGATGGCGATGCATAAGATCTTGCAGTCTTTTTTCTTCCTGCATTTTTTTGTGTGCCCACTCTATGGTTTCCTTACTGGTCATGCCTAAATCAATTGTGACATGACTGTTGATGCCTTGCCATGTGAGACCATCGTACACTTCCATTTGCTGCATATTAGGATTGTATCGTACCATACCTGCACCTACAGCACCTGGGCTAATAGGAAAAAAGCTAGGATTGCCTCCGCTTACTGCGATATGCTGAGAACCGCTGCTTAAAGTTTTAATCATATATATTCTGCTGTCAAAATTGAAACTGTAAATCCAATCATCAGATATACCATGGCATGAACAAGTTGATCAATACCAATCCACATCCAAAATTTATCTGAATCGGTGCTTAATCTAACGGTAGCTCTGCGATGCACAAGGTCCATAATATAGTGTAATACTGCATCAAATACAGCCAGCATAATACAAGCTTGTAAATTCAAAAAATGCATCAGTATAACATAGGTCAAAGCACCATGGAGACCAGCATGTTGCAATCCACCTAGTCTACCAAGGTGACCTTTGTCTTTGATCATTCTGTCACTTTGCCAACAGAAGTCTGCTAGAAAGTGTTTAATAAATAGCAAGGCTAAAATTAGCCAAGTTGTCATCCAGGATACTCCGCGCTTAACAGTTCTGCGTAATTTGACGAATGTTCGCTTAATCGATTAAGTTCATACTTGCCGCAGAATTTAAGAAACTGTGCGCCTACCATTGGGCGACTTTGCTTTACTGCGCCTGCTCGAACTGTTTCATTGATTTTGTCTTTGATATCTGTAGGTTGTGCAGTTAGATCCACTAGGGTAACATTGCGATTATAGTCATCTAATACTCTATGCTCCACACCGTTATGATCTGTCCATCTCTGAAGCATAAGGTTGTTCCAATCAAATCCCTTTTTATCTCGGTCAGCAAAAGCTTCAGTGAGACCAACTTTATTTTTGCTACCTTTGGTCCTAACACCCGGGTAGGCGGAAAACACATTATCTGTTGGATCTCCGCGCATACACTTCTCAAACAAGATCCATTGCGGATTAGGTATGACTTTGGGAGCTTTGGTTTTTTTGTCAATTACTAACTTGCCCTTCTTGTCAAAGATACCTTCTAGAGTGTGCAGCTCGTCGGCAACACCATTGTATTGCTGTACATTCGGTGCCAGTAGCTGGTGAAAGTCAGTGTCGGAAGAAACAATGATATGACTGTCATTGGGATGGTTCCAGATCCAACCAGAGATAAGATCATCTGCTTCGAGCTCTTCGTGCCGGAGCACGGTGCAATTAGTTTTTTCAGCAAGAAAAGTCTTAAGGTTATCGAAAGCTTCCCAAAAAAGTCGGTCCTCTTCGGCTTCCGCCTCCGTGAGAGCCGCCCTTGCGACTGCCCTATTCTTTTTATATGGTTCATAGAAATCTTTGCGCCAGCTCCGTCCCTCCAAACAGAATACGACATGATCGGCTTTTTGATCACGCCATGCTTTATTAACCGACGCCAGGGTAACATGGATAGCGAATCCTAACCTATCCCAAGTGTCCGATTGACGGTGGGCCGAATGGCGGGCACGAAAGAATGTGTTTGCAGTGTCTACAATTAGATATCTCATGCATTAATAGTAGCATATTATAGTAATCTGGTCAAGTGCGACAAAAGAAATTCTGCCCATTTTCTATGTGCATCTGCTTTAAAATGAAATGAAGAATTAGATTCAAATCCTTGGTCCGTTAACCATTTGTAATAAGTCATATCAGGATTGTAAGGATCAATGTATGAGTCATGCCA